TTTAGTCATGAGTTTGCAATAGGTTGGAAGAAAAGCACTAAGGTTGTAGAAAAGGATCTATCAGAGAACCAACGCGAAATAACAGGACGCTTTAATGAAAGGTTCCGTGGGATTGTAGAAGGGATCTCCTTACATTCAGCTAAAGGCACAATGGCTGAAGATGTTAATAATGTACTCATGTTGGCATTGAGGGGCGATCATGCCCTAGCTAACAATGGTCTAGATGTAGCGACTAATAAAGCAATAAATGGTGCGGCTAAAGAAATTAAAATGCTGTATAACGACATGGGAAACCAATTACAAGACATTGGGGTTATTGATAAGTTAGTCGATAACTATATTCCGCGCATGTGGGATCGTTCAGCTATTGAGGCTAACCAATCAAAGCTCGCAAAGCTCCTAGAATCTGATGGAGGGTTTGGTGCGGGTGAAGGCAAACAAGCTGTTAAGGATATGCTATCTATTCAAGATCAGATTGATGGTGGTGGTAGCGGCGGACATTTCTTTTCAGCTAAACGAAAGTTAAACGGCATTGAAAATGATGCAGTCTTTCAAGAATTTCTAAACAACGATGTCTTAGGATCGTTACACATGTATACTTTCCAAGCAGGTAAATCCTTGGCTAAGAACCGTACATTCGGAATTAATACTATAGATGAGTTTTCAAAGTTCTACATCCCACGGATACGCGAGGAGTTAGGAGCTAAAGGACAGCGACTGTCTCAGTCAGAAGAAGATACTATTTTAAATATATACAAGACAGCCACTGGCGAAGGAATGGAAAGATTCGGTAAGAAAGCCCAGACTGCCGTGGATGTTTATGGCTTTGCTAACCGCGTAGCTATGCTCCCCCTCGCAACTGTCTCTAGTTTGACAGAGGTGTTTATTAATATTAGTAAGGTCGGTGTTCGGAAGTCTATTAAGGGCTTTAACGAAGCACTAGAAATATCGTGGAAGGGAATTACCAAAGACCTTGAATCTACCTTAAAGTCTAATCACAACCTGACAGCTAAAGAAGCTTTCTCTGAGATGACTAAGTTTAGCATCAACATGGATCAAGCAATGGCTCAGTTAGGCGATAGACTTGGAGGTGCTGAGCTTGTAAACGAAACACTACAGAATGCGAGCAACAAGTTTTTCCGCGTAACCCTATTGGATCAGTGGACTAAGTTTGTACAGACCACCTCCTACGCAAGCGGAAAGCTTCTAATTAAAGAGAACATTGAAGCCCTATCAGCTAATGGATCTAAGCCTCTAAGTAAAAGACTTGAGACTATGGCCGGAGAGTTAGCTGAACTAGGTATAGATTATAAACAAGGGATGAAGTGGTTTAAGGGCGGAGCTAAGAAAACAGATGAGTTCTACGACTCGCAGGTCTTAGCAGGCGCGGCGAGATATACTAACTCAGTTATCTTACAGCCCACCTCTATGTCAGGACTAAAGCCCCTGTTGCACTCTAATCCTAAGACTGCTATAGCCTTTCAGTTGTTGGGCTACCCCGTTGCGTTTACTAACACTGTATTAAAGGGGGCCGTTAAGCAAATTTATAAAGACCCTGTTCGCAACTCAGGCAAGATAGCTACTGCCGGATTGATCATGACAGGCATGGCGCGTTGGACTAATTATGTGCGAACTGGTGGCGAAAGCGAGAACGGGAAAGATCTGGATGAAATATTATATAGCGCTGTAGCTCGTTGGGGTGGCAATGGTATACTATTAGACACCTTTACAAGAGCGCAGAAGACTGCAATGTATTCGCAAAACCCTGCGGCGTATATGGCAATGCCTTTTGGCCCCATAGCCTCTGATACTTTGAACTTATTTCAACAGGGCATAATCCCTGTAGTGGGTCAGAAGCTCCCATTCTACACAGCCTTTGCACCCGCTATGGATTTAGCAGGCGTAGACGGCAGAGATAAGATGCGGACGTATAGGAGATACTTACAGGATCTTCAAAAGAGATTGTCTAGTGGTGTCCTTCCGCAGTTTGAAGAGTCTTCGCCAACGTTAGGGTATGCAACAGGTGGTGAAGTCACTGATGTTCCTAATGTTCCTACTGAACCTGACGAGCGTATAGATAAGCTAACAGGTCGTCCGTATAATGAACAAGCGGGTGCCGCATATATGGATAAAGTAGAGAAACTTGAAATGAATAATGGTGGTTTAAGTGCTAAAGGTTTATCGACCCTTGCTCTAGCAATCTCTACAAGTATGGGCGGTGCTGTTGGCGACACAGAGATTAAAGTAACTGCTGATAGAATAGAGAAAAGCTTATCTAAGTTAGAATCTAGAGGTGTTATAAATTCTAAAGACCCTCAAGTATTAAGCTATGTACGAGCCTTGGTGGTTAATGCTTTAGAGGCTCCGGCTTTTAAAAGTATTAATGATTTAGAAAAGATACCTTCTTGGAAAAGAGCAGTAGAGGCTTTTAGTAATAAAGACCTGTGGGAAAAAGCGCAGGAAGATTTAGGTGTCACTAATAAACAACAAGTGGCCCTCGAAACTATAAGCAAGTCTGCGGAGTCAGTAGACCCTGAAGGCGCTATAGATTCTGTAGTCACTCCGGCTCTTAGTACCTTAGCTCACAAGCTACGGACTAATGTAGAAGCGCCTGTGGCTAATGACTCTTTGGAAGACATGAACATGGCGGCAGGAGGGAGAGTTCAGTACGCCGAAGGCAGTGAAGTTGTAGAGCCAGTAGAACCAGTTAAACCTTTAGAAGCCGTCGTAACACAGCCTAGTTTTAAAGAGAGTAGTCAAGCTGTAGCACAAGCACTTTCTGAAGGCTTAACATTAGATAAGGTTGAAGAAATACAGCCTTCTATAGCTAAGAGATATGTTGGAAGCGAGGCGGTTGAGCAAGTAGCTAAGCGCGAGGGCGAACTAACATCCCAACAACAGTATGTTATCGGTCATGAAGGGTTTGTTGATGGCGAGTATATAGATACTAAAGGAAATGTAACAAGCGGTGTAGGTCAGACAGGCGAATTTATGGCTCAGTCCTTTAAAGAAACATACGAAGGTCAGCGTCAAAGAGTTAAGAAGAAGATTCGAAATTATGATAACCTCTCTGCAAATCAACAGAAGGCTTTAATGTCTTTAGGATATAGAGGTGACTTAGGAGATAGTTCTCCAAAGTTTCAAAGGCTTGTTAATTCGGGTAACTTTAAACAAGCATCTATAGAACTATTGAACCACACAGAATATAAAGGCTTGAAGAAAACTGATCCGACAAGTGGAATCATACGTCGCTTAGACGAAGCCGCAGAGCTTATTAGGAATTAATATGGGTTTTCCTTTTGAGATAATCACAATGCTTGGCTCTACTGTTCTTAGTGGAGTCATGAGCGTGTGGGCAGAAAGCCGCAAGGACAAAGCAGATCAACAGAAGCTCCTTATAACTCGCGGTGAGTTTGAAATGAAGGCTGTCAAGGCCGCAAGAAACGTAAAGGATAAAGGCTTTCAGTGGACACGCCGTATCATAGCACTGTCCTCAGTCTTTGCCATTGTAATACTACCTAAGCTAGTGGCTATATACTATCCTGCCGTAGAGGTTACTGTAGGTTTTACAAACTTCAAGCCCGGATTTTTATTCCTTACTGACGGCAGAGATGTGTTTGAATGGATAACCTTCCACGGCTTAGTAATAACACAGCTAGATACCAACTTAGTATCAGCTATTATAGGCATGTACTTTGGTGGTAGCTTAGTGAGTAAGAAGTAATGGATCCGAAAACAGGAATGGAACTGATTGAAACCGTTGGGATTCCTGCGGCCTTTGCTATAGGTCTAGGCTACTTGGTGTGGACACTCTTTAAACACCTCATAGCTGACGTACATAAGAAACTAGACGTCCAACACGGAATGATAGTAGCACTGATAGATAGAGTAAGACAGATGGACAACGACATGATAAGAATAGATTCGATGTGCCGGACAGCAATGGGTATACAAGTAGACGTAGACAGAATCGCAAGAGCAGACGGCAAAAAAGACCAAAGGAAAGATTAAAAACATGAAATTAAAACCCACATTCAGAAGCGGCAAGACACTGCGGAACTGTTGGTTCTGTCTAATCTTCTGGTCTTTCTTCGTAGTAGCTTGGTCAGGACATTCTCTAGCGGATCAGATGACGCATAAGTTTAAAAGCCCTAGTTTTAATGGTGTTAATACTTCTTCACACTACCTAACTATTGAGAACCAAGAGTTTAATCGCAAAGCAGACATAGCCGCTGAGATAAAAGCATACCAAGAAGAGCTTATAAGAGATGCAGAGAACACAACACTCGCAAGGTTTATACGCAATTTAGAGTCTCGCATCTACGCAGAGCTTAGCCGCCAATTAGTAAACAATCTGTTCGGCGAGACAATGAGCACTTCAGGAATACTAGAGCTAGAAGGAAATATCATAGAGTATTTCACTGATGGCGATTTCATAACCTTAATTATAACGGATGCCGATGGAAATTCAACGACTATTACTTTGCCTATCGGTTCTTTTACTTTCTAGTTGTTCAGTTTTTGATCAGTTTGAAGATACTGCTAGTCGAAGATTTGATGCGAATGATGTAGTAACGATAGAACAACTTCAGTCTAGCATGCTTATCAACGCAAAGCCCCCAAAGGTTAAGCCGATTGTAGCTGTCTATCCTTCTTCATTTACAGATCAGACAGGCCAGAGAAAAAGCAATAGCTCCTTTGCGCTGTTCTCTACAGCCGTTACACAGCAACCCAGTGCCTTGTTGATAAGGGCTTTAAAGCACGCAAGTGATGGCAACTTCTTCAGAGTGGTTGAGAGGGTTGGCTTAGATAACTTAACGAAAGAAAGACAGTTAATCAGGTCTGCACGCGAGCAAATGCCTGATGGGACTGTCACGAAAGCAGTACCGCCCTTGTTGTTTGCGGGTGTGTTGCTTGAAGGTGCAGTAATAGGATACGACACGAACCTATCTACAGGGGGTGTTGGTGCTAGGTACTTGGGCATAGGGAAGAGCGCACAGTATCGGGAAGATAATATTACTGTATCTTTAAGGATGGTATCCGTTGCAACCGGCGAGATACTAATAGAAGTAATGAGTCAGAAAACAGTGTTTAGTTACGGACAATCAGATGATGTTTTTAAGTTTATAGAAATGGGTACAGAGCTTATCGAAATTGAAGCAGGCAACTCACGTAATGAGTCATCAACCATAGCATTGATGAAAGCAATCGAAGGAGCCGTACTAGAGTTAATAAACATTGGGTACAACAGGGGGTTTTGGACACATGAAACAGATGAATAGAATATTAGTGTTAATGATGAGTTGTGCCTTGAGTGGTTTTGCTTACAGTGCTGATAACGAAATATACATAGATCAATCAGGTGCTACAGCTAACATAGACATAGAGCAACTAGGATCAGGTAACATCATTGGTGGACTTCTATCTGTAGCAGGCACTCTAACGCCTCTAGATTTAGACGGCGCTACTATGATCCTAGACATCAATATGATTGGAAGCACCAACAAATTCTTAGGTGATATTTATGCTGATAGCTTCACAGGCGATTATAACTTCACAGGCTCTAGTAACACCTTCACTATCCAAGTAGATCCTACCAATACTTATGGCGCTAATAGCTCAGACCACCAAATAGATGTTACAGGCGCGAGTAACACCTTCACGCTGAATCAAGGCACTACGGCTTTAGCGGCCACCCTAGACTTAGATTGGATAATTCAAGGTAGCAACAACACCATCACATCCAATATTAATATAGACGGTGCCACTAACTACGTTGACATAGACGGTAGTGATAACACTCTGACTTACACCGGCACAGGCGTTACTGCCTCTGCAGGAGGTTACTTTTACCTAGACCAGACAGGCGGTAATCGGACATTCAATATTCAACAACTGAGTACACAAGACAATGATTGGCTCAAGATTATTTCTGTTGGTTCTAATGGTATTCTGTGTGTCATTCAAAACGATCAGGGTACAGGCATCGGATGCTGATATTGGTGGGGTCTCTGAAGTCTTTGGAACTGCGCAGATCAGAAGAGGCAAAGAACAAAACAACGCTGATATAGATTTCTCTATACAGTCCAATGATGAAGCTGTCACTACCAATGGTAGGATGGCTATCACCTTTCTTGATGACTCTACCGTTAAGCTGACTGAACACTCTAAGCTGACAATCGACGAGTACATCTACGATCCAGATCCTTCTAAATCTAAGATGGCCCTAACCTTTGGGCTAGGCACAGCGCGGTTCATTACAGGCAAACTAGGAAAGATTGACAAACGAAACATTAGGCTCCGAACACCTACAGCAGATATAGCCATTCGCGGCACAGACTTCACGGCCACTGTAGATGAATTAGGCCGCAGTCTTATTATCTTGTTGCCTGACAAGTATGGAGTTTCTAGCGGCGAGATAGAGGTGATGACGGCTATGGGGACTGTGTTACTTAACAAGCCCTATGAAGCTACAACAGTCTCAGTGTATGAATCAGCCCCCTCATCGCCTGCTATCCTAGACTTGACGCTTGATTTCATCGACAACATGTTGATTGTTACGCCACCCAAGAAAGAAATAGTACTATCAGATGAGAGAGTTGTCAAGTCTGCAAGCCTCTTAGACTTTAATGCTCTAGATATAGACTACTTAGACGAAGATCTTCTAGAAGACGAGAACCCTGAGTTCACAGAGTTAGATATAAACTTCTTGGATGTTAATTTCCTTGAAGATATGCTAAACATCCTAGATGCTCTAGGCGTTGCCAAGTCTGATGACAAACTAGCGCAGGTAGCAGGCGTAAGTGTAACAGGCACTAAGCTAGGATTAGACTCTGATACACAGATAACCACCCTCATTACAGGCCAAGTTATTAGTATCATGCGTAGCGTAAGCGAACATGCGCGGTTAGACCTCAACATAGCTAATGGTTATACGGTCATACTCATACAGGACGGAGTCTCTAATACTATAAAGATCAATGGCGGCGATTCAACTATACGGATATTACAGGGCGGATAACATGAAAAAGTTAATCATAGGTTTTATAGCCCTTCTTTTATTTTCTGTTCTTATATATCAGCCTGCGATTATTGAGATCTTAAAGCTCAGAACCTTTGATGCCTTTGTACAAACAGAAGAGCCAACAGACAACATAGTCCTGCTGAATCTCACAGAGGATGACATACACAACGAAGGTGGTTGGCCGTTCCCCAGAGAGCGTCTAGCTGAGATACACATAGACCTGCTGAATGCAGGGGCTTTATCAGTCTCTTGGGTTGTTGTGTTCAGTGAGCCTGACAGGTTTGGCGGCGACGAAGCCTTTGCAGAAGCGTTGTCTTATTACCCTAGTGTCATTTCAATGTTTGAGACAGACAGCTACAAAGAGATGCCGAAGACTGAAGGCACAGTAATACTAGGCAATGACATTGGAGGCATAGAAGCTAGGGGCGCTACACAGAACATTAAAGCCCTTAGAGATGCGTCTATGCAAGGTATTGTCTCAGCCCCTGTAGATGTTGATAACTTAGTGCGGCGCATGCCATTACTTATGCGAAGCCCCGAAGGTTGGATAGCTAGTTTTGGTACACAGGTTCTTAAAGCTGTCACAGGAACTAGCACTTATGTCATTAAAACCAACGAGACTGGCATACAAGAAATAAGAGTCAAGCAACTAAACCCCATCCCGACTGATAGCGCAGGTCGAGTGTGGGTTAATTGGGTTGAAACTACTAGCACCTCTCTATCTGATATGGATGTAGAGGGCAAGATGGTTATCGTAGGCACAACAGCTAAGGGCATATTGCCGCAGGTATCAACCCCCGCAGGCTTACTGTATCCGCACCAAATACAAGCGGCCTTGGTTGAAACAGTTCTACACGCCTCCAATAAGCGCATGCCTATGATACCCCCCACTGCTGTATTATATGAGGCAGTAGTATTACTTATTGGTATGGGCTTGGTGTTCGCGGCTCTGAATTACTTGGGAGTCTATATAGGTCTTAGCTTATCACTAGCTATTATGCTGAGTACTGCGGGGTTAGGAGTCTATCTTATACGGCAAGGGGTTTTGATTGACGTAACACTGTCGCTCATATCTCAATTCATAGTCGCTAGTGCTACATTCTATTTAAATTATAAAGAGCAGTATAAACTCCGACAGCAGATTAAGAAACAATTTGAACACTACCTTGACCCAAGGCAAGTCAAGAGATTGCAGGAGAACCCAGAGCTACTGAAGCTTGGAGGCGAGAAGAAGTATTGCACATTCTTATTCACTGATGTGCGAGGGTTCACGGCGCTGTCAGAGAGCGTCACGCCTGAAGAAGTTACATACATAATGAACAAAGCCTTGACAGCCCAACAATCCGCAGTCGCTGAGTGTCACGGGATGGTTGATAAGTATATTGGCGATGCAATGATGGCAATCTTTGGTGCCCCCTTAGACCTTAAAGACCACGAAGACTGGGCAATTAAATGCGCCTCTATCATAGAGACAAACATGAAAGAACTTAATCTTGAGTTCGAGGCTAAGGGTTTACCGCCTATTAAGATAGGGATAGGGATTAATAGCGGCGATGCTATCATAGGGAATATGGGATCGGAGAAAAGGTTTGATTATACTGCGATAGGTGATGCAGTTAATATTGCGGCGCGTCTTGAGTCAGGTACTAAGGCGGCGGGTGTAGATGTGTTAGTAGGCTTCAGCACTAGAAAAGGTTCTAGTATTAAACTGAAGCCACTATCACCCATTGAAGCTAAAGGAAAGGCAGAGAAGCTAAAAGTATATACGCTGATTAGGCGTCACATACCAATGTGATTTAAGGCGGCTAGTTCCTCTTCTAAGAAAGCATGAAGGGGTTCTATTTTTTGTTTCGTAAGATGTACAATGTTTCTCATCATTAACAATTCTTCGTCTTTAAAGACTAGATGTAGATCAGCGTCTGCAATACTACTGATCTCTGTAACAACAACTCCTTCGCAGTTTATTAAGACTTTGAAGCCTATGATGTTTGCTTCCTTTCCCTTCTTCTTATTAAACAATTTCACATGCACCCCCTACACACGCTAACTCTTGTGAGCCTGTAGTGTTGTCCTCTTGTTCAAAGTTCTGCAAGTCATTCCAGTCTACGTCTGTAGGCATCTCAGCTACTAACTTCTTGTATTGTACTGCATCTATCTCTTCATAGGGTGCTTGCTGATAGACGTGGTCGCTGTAAGGCAATAAACTAATGCCACTACATATATCGAAGTTATTCCAGATCCATTGCGCTACTTGAAGGAACTCGTCGTCTGTGTAATAAACTGTGATGCTTGGCTTATGCTCACACCAGTGGTTCTGATAGAGCTTCCATAAAGTCAACTGTTGCATGGCTCCAACTTGATTAACTGTTGTGCTTCCGGTAGGTGACTTAATAGGGAAGCTATATACCAAGGATGCCGGACTCATTAAGTCCTGTTCAACAGGGAACCCTGAAGCAGTCATGAACTCTGCCAACGGATCTTTAGTATCCGAACGTACTCTTCTGATATAGTGCTTAGAGAAACGAGGGTGAATGCCTGAAGCGCTGTCACACAGTTGAGAAACTGTGCCACTTGGCTTAACACATGTAATAGCCACAGACTGATTGATACCAAGCTTCTCAGCCCACTTCTTATTAGTTTTAACGGCGACATTCTTTAGTTCCTCTAGCCATAACGCTGTCTTATCTGATGATGTCCCAATGACAGGATGATCCATGATACCTGTAAGGCTTAAACCCAACAGTGCTTCTTCTTCTGTGTTCTTCTTCCAGAGGTTCCGCAGGTATCGGAAGTCCGTGAGTGTAGCTTGAAGTGTTCCGATGATCGCGGCTACCTCAATCTTTTTCTTGAGTGTTGATAGCGTATCGTCGGATCGCACCACCACTTCACTTAGGTTGCAAAACTCGTTAGATCGTAGGATTATCTCACTGCACGGATTTGTGCCGAACTCATGATCAGGATCACGCCTACCATTACGGCCTGCTATCTTCTGTGCCGCAACTCTACTAAAGATCCCTCTCTCACCTGCCTTAGATTCGTACATGGTTTGCATCTCGGATAAGAAAGACTCGAAGTCTGGCTTCTCTGTGTAGGCTACGCTGTTATTGGCTAACCTCCTATGGCCTTCATTCCTCCACCAGTCTCCTGACTTAGCTTTAGACATGCGTTGATCTGATAGGTTAGATAGGCTGATAAGCGCTGAACGCCTAACACCCCCAACTACTACAATGTCTGCAATCTTACAGCACACATCATGGCACTCAATGGAGGTTAACTTGCGACCCTTAGCTTTCTGAAACAGCGAGATACAAAAGATAAATAAATCGTCTAGTGGCTCTGGGCCTGATGCTCTGCCCCCAAAGGTCTTGAGTCTTGCTCCTGCAGGGCGTATCTTATCTGTGTTCCACTTAGGTATCTTGCCTGCATATAGCATAGCAATCAACTCGCGGAATGCAGAGGCCCAACCAATCTTACTGTCGGCTACAACTATGGTGGTGTCTGTTACGTGGAAGCTCTCTGCAATCTCAGGGAGTTTATTAATGAAGTTGCGCTCGACGCTAAACCCAACACCAGTACCACACATAAGGACATACATCAACTCATCAAAGGATCGCGGTGAATCTATATGCAGATAACTACAATTAAACCCTGCTACATTATCTTTATCTAGTGCCTTGCCTGCTGTCATCATGCACCGCATAGAGGGCATCACTTCTAAGTTATGTATAGCGTCATACAGTTTCTGTCCTTCTTTTACTGAGAGTTGTTCTCTATCTCTCCAGAACTGAACGTAACGGAAGACTGTCTCAGCCCAAGTCTCTCTGCGGTTGTGCTCAGGAATCCATCGTGCGTAGCGTGACTTGTGTATAAACTGTTGGTACTGATCCATTATCTCTCTCCGTTTATTAGTTCATTCCATCTGTAAAATGCATGTCGATCACTGCACCAATACCAACCGGAATATTTATGAGGCCCGCTACTCTCGTAGTATTTTAAACCGTGTTTAATTATAACATTAGTTTCGCTGTCCACCTAGTACTCATCCTCTATGGTAGATATTAATTTATTCAAATACCACTGGGCTTTTTGACAGTCCTCTAAGGCTTTGCCCTTGTATGACATCCTCCAGATATATTTCAGAGTGTTTCCCTTTAGGTATCCTTGGAAGGCTTCAAGATCCATGCTTGCTTCGATGGCCTGAATACATTCTACGCCGCCTGAGTTATAGTGGGTTGGATGGTTTACTGGATCTTCTTCCTCGCCCTCATGCGCTTCTTGCATGGCTAAGTCTACCCACTTGCTGAACACTAAATCTTTATGATCATCTGCTCTTTCATTGCGCGGCGGGTACTTAGTACGGACTCGATCCCAATCGGCGGGTGTTGCGTCATTTAGTCGTCTGCTCATGGTCTGCCTCAATATCATAGTTAATGGTGGGTTCTCTGCGCTTAGATTCTTTCAGCTTAGAAGCCGAAGTAATCTTCTTGAACTTCTTCTTCCGCACAAACCTGTCGCGCCTCTCGTCTTTCCGGCTGATGTCAGTCAAAACTCTCCCTCTTCTTCGGGTTAATCCAAGTGTCTGGAATACTATCTTCGCTAAACCACCTGAAGTTATTAGCACTTGCCCATTCGCCGTGACTCCGTTTGGTTCCATCCTTTCGGCGCTTAGCCTGCGGCATTGGCGCACTGGGGTTAGCAAACAGAAATACTAGCTCAGTATCTTGAGGTAATGTCTTGCTGATCCAAATGTATTTGCTGAACTCAGCGTAGTCCCAGAACCTCCCCTTAGCTTCAAGAAGAATCTTCTTACCTTCAATCACGCGCAAGAAGTCAGGGTGGTAGTTGTGGTCTATGGTGTACGGAACCTTGTCAGTGTGGAAGCTCCAGTTGTCTAGGATGCCACTGTGTAGTTCGTATTCCCAGTTGGAGTCATAGCCCTTGACTAAGTTCTTCTCTACAGGTCTGGCAACTCTAGGTTTACGATATCCTTTTCTGACGTTTTTCAATGGACAGTGACCTCCCGCCGCTCTAACTCTGCGTCTATCACTAGCCTCAAGTCATTAAGAAAGTCTGAGTCTACATCCGTGATGGAGTTCTCCGAACTGAATAAGAAACTACCTACAGCTACAATCATATCCTCAATGTTTAGTGGGATGTCTTCCATTGGATGTCCTCCAGAGTTATTTGCTCTACGGTACGATCAGGATAGATTGCAAGCAGTTGGTTTATCTTATTGACAACCCACTTAGGGTGGTAGGCATTAAGGTGCATAGTTCTCTGAGCCATGTAGTGTGTTTGCTTAGGCATAAAGTTTGTATAGTTTTTAGTATCTATCTTCTGGCCTTCTTCTTCGCTGAGCAAAGTCCTTAACCAGTTAACTATTATTACGCCTGACTGCTTTCTAATGCGCTTAGCTTTCTTACCGTTCATAGTAGTTCCTCTACCTTTGGTTCCATTACAACCTCTGTCAAGTATGTTAAGCTATTTGAATATTTGAAAGTACGAAGACCGTTGCCATCATTAGAGTCTGCATGACATTTGTACTTATACTTACACCAACTACAACCTTTAGGAAGTTTCATGTTTCCTTTCTTGCCATCAGGTATGGGAGTATAGCATAAAGCAGGGGGTGTGTCAATCTCTAATGCAGGTAGAAGGGATTTAATTGACGCTTTAATGTTTGGCTTATCAAGATCATCAGGCACATACATACACAACTCGCCGCTCTCTTTGTTTAACACCAAGAAGCCTCCGTTCTCTGTGCCCTCTGCCGCTTCATAGCCTGCCAATTGACCCAAGTATCCGAACGGATCGTCCTCTGCTAAGCGCCCTTCTTTAAACTTATTGAATGCAAAGCGCGAGGCTGTCTTAACGTCCACCACCTCGCCGTTTATCTTACAGTCCATGTGGCCTACGATACCTTCGACCTTAACTTCTTTCTGCTCGTCGGTAACTTCGTGGCCTGCCATGCGTACTAGCATCAATACTATCTCTTCAAGCAAGTGGCCGTACAGGAACTTAATCTGTGTCGGCCCATCAATACCACCACGCCCCTGCGGGTCACGCTTCTCGTACCACAACTGGCGTGAGGGCTTACCTACATTCGACATACGCACAGTGAAGTTACTGTCGCGTTCTCTAGGGGTTGACCAAGATTGAAGGGCTTCTTTCATACCACCGACTGCTCTGTCTATGTCAGCCTCAGAGAGCGGCAAAGGTACGCCGTCCGATAGTTTTTCTAGGTGCTTGTAGATGTCAGGTACTAATGTATTTAATTCCATCATGATCTTTTTCCTGTTAAGGGCTTGCAGTTTTATGCGCTATAAAGTGTGATAGTTCTACAGTTTTTAGCGCATATTAATGTTGTTGAATAACAGTCTTTATCTCTTTGAGTGTGCCTCTAAACCATTCGCCGCGACGCTCTAACTTCGCTTTAGTTAGGATAGCGTGTATCTGCTGTTCGGATTCTCTGCGGTCTTCAAAGTACTTAGAGTATCTAACTATATAATCCCTGAAGGGCGAAGAGGTTTGATACCCTGCACATCTATCGCTTGCATCGAGGGCCATGCCAACCTTGAACCACCCTTCCCATGCAGGGTTAGATATTATATAGACATAGCCATTCTCTATCTTGTCGTACTCTGCTTTGTGTCTAGTACCTAAGAGCTTAGCTAGTAGCTTAGAGCTAGGTTGTTTACCCTCCTTGTACTTGCGCTTGATTGTATTCTCTGTTCTGCGGATTTCATAGCAGTCAATACACTTGTAGTGTTGCTTATCTACAAAAGAGAACCACCAGTTGACAGGCGTTTCCAGTACTATCCCACACTCTATACAATTTTTAATGTGTTTCACTCCAGTTCTCCCCAACTTTGTAAGCCCCATCTAAAGGACAATTTAAATTAAACATACACCCTGCTTCTTTAATAGAGTGTATGCCTAGCTTACCTACTTCTTCTGCAACATCAAGATGGCACTCTATCTGCCATTCGTCGTGGACATTAGCTACAAACCTAGCATCGTAGCCGTGCTTGGCTATCTTCTGGTCTAGTATGATCAGTGCTTTCTTCATAACTATTGCGCCCGCACCTTGTAGTAGTGTGTTGAGAGCCGCGTGTTCTGAGCGAACAGTAAGCCTTCTACCGTCTAGTGCTTTAATGAATCCGCTTTTAGCTTCTCGTTGTACCCTGTCCGTAAGCTGTTTAAATGATGGGAGATTATCAAAGAAGCGTTGTCTAAGTCCTTTCCCAACCGTTCTACTTCCTCCAACCACTGACCCAAGCTTTGCATCTCCTGCTCCGTAGAGGAGGGCATAGATGAAAGTTTTTGCCTGACTTCTTGATTCAATTCTCGCAAGGCGCTGATTAGTGGTGTGTATATCTCCGTTAAGTATTTCATTCGTATAGTCCTTATCATCTAAGTAATGAGCTAACATCCTAAGTTCAAGCCCTGAAGCATCTATACCTACAAGCCTATAGTCCTTCGGCACTGTCCAACAAGATCGGCAATCCTCGCCGTATGGCGACGAACTACTAGGTATCTGCGCCATGTTAGGATGAGAGTGTGTCATGCGGCTCGTCACTGCGCCATTAGGATTAACGTATCCATGCACTCTGCCTGTATCTTCGTTCAGTTCTTTGATCCAACTTTTAGTCTGAGCCAATCGCTTCTGAACCATAAGATACTTAGCAATCAATGCGGCCTGCGGTATCCCCTTAACTTTATTTAAAGTCCCTTCGTCTACAATCGCCTGACCAGTAGGTGTGAATTTCTTAGGAGTCCAACCGAAACGAACTAGGTACTCGCCGATCTGTTTACGAGATCCTAAGTTAAAAGGTGTTTCAGTTTTACGGGCTATGGGTAAACAGTCTTCTACGTTTGAAGCCATGCGCTCGTACTCTTCGTCACTCAGCCTTGTGCCGTTCCCATCCTGATCAGTAGCTGTCTTAGCTAAGGCACCTGTCGCCGTGAACTTAGCCGTCAGTATCTGAGTCGTAACTGTGGGCTTAAACTCTTCCTGAACCTCTCGCTCTAAGTCGTGTAGCTTCGTTTCAAACATAGCCATCAAGCCCATTACTTTCTCAACGTCCAGTAAGAATCCAGTGGTTCGCTGTTCATCTATTATCTTAGCTACTGCGTGTTCTATCTGCACTGACTGCGGTGTGAACCCACGGCTCTCGTGTTTCAAAGCCTCATAGACTTTAGTATTTAACAACACATCGTTCTTGCAGTACTTCAACATCTCTGGCGTGTAAGCTTCCCAAGCATCCTCCTGTTGTCCGAAGTCACCCTTCTTGAAACCTAAGCGATAACCCCACCCCTCTAAGCCGTGGTTACCTTCGCGGGTTGGCTTGAAGAGGCGTGATAGAACTAGTGTATCAACGATCTTCTTATCAAACAGATCCACACCCGCAAGCTTCTTAATGACAGGGATGTCATAGCCTATTATATTATGGCCGATCAGTTTAGTAGCAGAGGATAATAACTTATAGCCTGCCTCCAACTGAGTGTTATCGAATGTATATACATCCATTGTATCTACGTCTTGAGCTACAATGCAAAAGATCTTTGAAGGATCTAAGCCGTTTGTCTCTATGTCAAATACTAAGTTACTCATTTTCTTTTGCCTTTATGGTTGTAAGCTAGTGCCTTTTATTTGGTTATCGAGGCTTGTTAATACTTGTAGGTTTGTTTCAACATGAAGCCCGCTAACTAGTCTTCCTCTTAGCGGATAGTAATGATCAACTTCATGTCGAACCCCTGTAACTTTTGTAAGGTGTCGAGCCTTTGCGTACATAGCTTCGATAGCTTCAAGATCAGACCATGCCATTGTACGTTGTTTCACAGCGGCTCTGCGCTCAGCTTTTTTGATGGTGTTTTTTTCTGGATTAGCTTTATTCCAAGCCTTACTATAAGCCTTGCATATATCTGGATGGGCTTTCCTCCAAGCCTTAGTGTTTGCGATACTCTTTTCTCTATTAGCTTCATACCAAGCTTTGGCGCGGGCCACCTGTCTTTCTGGATTAGCTTTGACCCAAGCCCGACCCTTAGCTAGAACGCACACCTTACACATATAGGCGTATCCATCCTTGGCATTGGTCTGCTTATAAAACTCATCAAGCTCCTTAACTTCTTCACACTTGTTACACTTCTTACTCATATGATTTCCTCGCCAAACTGTGAGTCATCGAAGTCGTCTAGCTCTTTGAGCCTGCCTGTCTTGTTATCGTATAGAAGATGGCAAGCCACTCCAACATCTCCAGTGTATCTAGACTTCAACACCCTGACCTTAGTGGTTGATGCCTCTATCTTATCTTCTGATTGTTGGTTGCGTTCAAGGCTAATGACACAGTCACTTAGTTGCGCGATACTTTGAGAGCCTCTGAGGTGTGAGAGTCCTGTCTCTATTCCATTCTCGTGGCCTCTGTTGCCGTCTACTCGACGCAAGTGCGACACCAGTATCATACCACAGCCTGTCTCTTCTACCATAGTCCTGAGCCGGTGCATGATACTATCAATAGCCTTGCGCTCGTCGTGTTCTAGTGTAGAGAGGACTAACATATGAAGGTGATCTACTACGACCCACTTGCAGTCAAGACCTATGATCATATATCGCAACTTACTAAAGATGTCCTCAAGATTATTCATGCCGTGGTGTGCGTGAATCCATACGCGACCTTCGTTATCACCCATGAATACTTTGCGGTAGCAATCGTCTAACTGCTCGTCGGTGAACTCAGACTTAACGCTATCAAGGTGAAGCTTTGCGTTGGCCTCTACTGCCATGATACCTTCGGCGGTTCTTGACCATGTTTCTTCAAGGGCTATGACACCTACGTTATCATCTGTGTGTTCAATCAACCAGTGTTCAATCTCTCGCGTGACAGAGGACTTACCTAAGCCAGTACCACCAGTAAGAGTTATAAGTTCGCCTGCTCTCATGCCTTCGAGCTTCTTGTTTAAGCCGAACCAAGGATAAGGTATGGCCGTCTTCTTTTCTAAGCGTAGCTTCTGATAGGCTTCAAACTGATCGGATAGGTTAAGAACCCCCGACGGCGTATAGAGTTTAGAGTCCCAGAAAGAACTGACGTATGCGGCGTGTCTACCTTGGCGTAACATATCGTTAGCATCTTTGTAGTCCACCGGCATCGTCATGATCTTAGCTTTTCCGGGAGTCAATAACTTTGCAATGAGTAGGGCCGCATCTTTGCCTGCCTTATCATTGTCCAGATTAATGATTATAGAATCAAAAGATTCTAAGTATTCTAAGTTCTCCTTAACATCACGAACGCCTCCCGAAGCTCCTGACTTCAAAGAAACAACAGGCCACTTACTCCCCATAAGTTCATAAGCGGCCATTGCATCACACTCGCCTTCTGTTAAAGTTATAAACTTCCCGCCTGCTTTAAACAGGTTCTCGCCAAACAACCCCGCTTCCTTCGGACTCCCTGTCCACGGAAAATCCTTGTTCTGCTTACGGATTTTAGTTGCGGCTAACTCGTGCCCATTGTAATAAGGATAGTGGTGCTTGTCTATCTTGCCATTGATCATCGTTGATTTAACACCGTACTTCTTAGCAGTAGCTAAGCTTATCTTGCGGTCAGTTAATTCATTGAACGTGGCACTAGTAGAGCTATCCATCTTACTGTTCCTTTGGTGCATTTCAAAGTCTACTACAGTATCGGTTAAAGTTTCCTCTGTTGATCCGTAGTGCGGTAAATAAGTGCTACAACTAAAGCACCAACCCGACC